ACAAGTTGAAATGGAACGAGACATCAAAGAACTACTTGCACTAGCTAACAAATCCAAAGGTGGATTCTGGGTAGGCATGGCCATAGCATCTTTTATTGGCGGTATCATAGCGTTTGTTTTAAAAGGATGGCTAGACCATTGAGCATAATATACGATATTATATTTGCACTATTTAAACTCTTTATTGTCCCAATACTGTTCTTTTTCTTTTACTTCTTATTTGCATTAACTGCAATCATAGAAAAAGTCATTGTTGGTATTGATAAACTATTAGACTTATGGAATGAAACTTGATATAAGAACATTAGAAGCTATTTACGATATGCTTATCTCAACTCATGTGTTAAGAGATGTTGGATTACCACCATCTTATGAAATAGATTTTGAGTTACTTTCTGTTAGCGATAACTGTATGGCATCTTACACACCTGACCCTGATACCATAGGTGTATGTCCAGAACGACATCGATTCTTAACGAGCGTTATTAAGTCTATGTTGCATGAGATTATCCATATGACTAATCATTATTATGGTAAGTCTTATATAAGACATGATAAAAGCTTTCAGGAATTGCGTAAGCACATTTCTAATGAACTAGGTTTTGATGAAAACGAAATATAAGGATTAATATGTGGACAGCATTGATAGCGCCAATTACATCTATACTCGATAAGTTTATAGAGGATAAAGACCAAAAGAATAAGTTAGCCCATGAGATAGCCACCATGGCAGAGAAACACGCTCACGAAGCTAACATGGTACAAGCAGAAACTAATAAGGAAGAAGCACAACATCGTAGCGTATGGGTAGCTGGTTGGAGACCATTTATAGGATGGGTTTGTGGCTTTGCACTAGCATGGCATTTTGTGCTATCCCCTGTTGTCCTATTCTTTGCGGCATGGTTTAATATCGTATTACCTGCCTTACCAGCATTTGATATGGGTAGTTTAATGACTGTATTAATGGGAATGTTAGGCTTGGGTGGATTACGCACATTTGAGAAAACAAAAGGTTTAACTAGATGAGATTATCTAAACACTTTAGTTTAGAAGAATTAACACAATCGGATACAGCAGTTAGGCTAGATATAGATAACACGCCTACTGTTGAAGTTATTGATAATTTAACATTTTTAGCGGAGAAATTAGAAGATGTACGAGATTTATTACGCACTCCTATGCTTATTAGTAGTGGCTTCCGTAGCCTCATTCTTAATCGTCATTTGGGAAGCAGAGATACTTCCAGTCACGTTAAAGGATTGGCTGTCGACTTTATATCACCATCTTTTGGCAATCCTGAAGCTATTGTTAAAACCATTGTGGAATCTGATATACAATACGACCAAGTCATTCTTGAATTTAATCGTTGGGTTCATCTCTCGTTTTCTAAAGAAAAACCAAGACTCCAATCTTTGATTATAGATAAAAAAGGTGTTCGACCTTTTACTTAATTATGAATAGTTCAGTATTAGTCATCTCTGACTTACATATACCTTATCATCATCAAGATGCTTTTGAGTTTCTCAAGGCATTAAAAAAGAAGTATAAACCTGATTTAATCGTGAATATCGGAGATGAATTAGACCATCATGCCATCTCTATGCACGAACACAATCCTGACTTAATGTCAGCCGGTGATGAGTTAAAACAGTCTAAAGAATATGTAAGAGATTTAGAGAAGATATTTCCTAGGATGACCCTAGTACATTCCAATCACTCATCTTTAGTATATAGACGTGCATTAAAATATGGATTACCTAAAGACTATCTTAAGTCTTACAATGAGTTTCTTGGTGTAGGTGATGGATGGAAATGGGTCGATGATTTAACTGTTACGCTATCAGACGGCTCACGTTGTTTCTTTACGCATGGAATTTCCGCAGATGTTTTGAAAGTTGCAGCCCAATACGGGATGAATTCGGTTCAAGGCCATTTTCATACCAAGTTTAGTATTGGATATTTTTCTAACCCTGACGCTCTTATTTGGGGAATGCAAGTTGGTTGTTTAATTAATCAGAAGTCTATGGCATTTGACTATGCTAAAAACTTTAAGTCACGTTTCATAGTAGGTTGTGGCATGATTATAGATGGACAACCTAAATTAATGCCAATGGTCTTAGATAAGGATGGTCGATGGAACAAAACGATTCCCTAGAGTTTTTAGATTCTTTTAAAAACCAAACAGTAGAAGACATAGAATTTATCGAAGACGATAGAGAAGCCTTGCTTAAAATCACATTTAAAAACCAAGAATCATTTGTTATTACAGGTGATAGTATAAACCTATATTTTGCTCTACCTAAGGATGCGGAGTTTCACTAATGGACGTTTCTAAAATAGCTCGTAAGATTGAGAATTGCGTTATAGAAGAGTGTCAAATTGTCTATGGCGAAGATACCCTAATTTTAACGCTTGCTGCGCCTAATGGTGATGTATTTACACTAGAGATTATCGTAGATAGTATATACCTTGAAGAAGACTAATATAACGCTCATAGACGGCACAGAAACGGATAATTGTAGCAAAGAATACCAAAGGTACTGTGAGGCATTAAACCTATCTAAAAAGCCCTTAGAAAAGCGTAGAGAGTGGTTAAATAAGCTAAGAGATGAACAACGAGTAGAACAACTAAAATACTGGTTAAAACTTATATGGCAAAACAAATCAACATGAAACCCAATCGTACCAAACTCTTATCAAAGATTTCAACTTATCTACGCCTGTTTGATTTTCAGGTATTGATAACTCTGTCAGTTTGTCTGTATTCACTTTATATATTGTGTCTACTCGCACATCATTGGGTTTAGAATAACCTATTACTAATAATACTTGTGTAGTAGGTTGCCTAGATAGCGCTTCTAATAAATACTTTTGCCCTGGCAACATTTGTCTTTCATCTGGGTGCTTCCACTCTACAAACAAAAAACTATCTTTTGTTCTACTCTTATTAGCCCGGTGATAACACATATCTAAATTAGATGCAGACCATTTAGCATTTTCTGGTATCAATCCCTCGAACTCACCAAAGTCAATGTGTTCGGCCTTAGGATTGCTCATAGGCATACAATCACTCCATTAGGTGTTACGCTACATATCTGAATACTACCATCTGGATTTAATATTGTTACAGTCTCATTTGCATTAGCATCTTGTATAAAAAACCATATTGCAAATGTAATAACCAATATCAATATATATTCTTTATCCATCTTTACTCTCCTCAAAAGTTATCTTGTTATCAGGATACATTCTATAAAACTTGTTTTTTATATCATGTACCACTTCTACTCTGATACTTCCATCACCCTCTTTAAAGAATTGAACAGTGAACCATTCCCCATCAATCGCCATTCTTCTTGTTATCATTTTTACATATTCCATGTGCTGACAAGTCTCTTCCACACCACCATTTTTTATTGTCATATGTGTTTGCAGGTTGTTTACATTTGTGGCATACCTGCCCTATTACTTTAATAGCCATCTATCGACTATCTCTAAAATTATAATTAATACAATAGTTATTAGTCCAACTAAATAACATATTGCACAAGGCTCGTTAGTCTTCATCGTGTAGTGGGTCTTCTATCCACTCATCTGGTGCAACTATAGATGCCTTTTCTTTAGCTTCTTGTACCTCTAATTTTTTATCAGTCTCTATTAAATAAGTAATCATCTTTTTTATATCGCTACGTTTAGCAACAACACCTGGTTCTTTTTTACCATATCGCACTATGTATTTAATGACATTGCCAATGTTGATAGCTTCACCACCATGAAGATGGCCAGTTAAGTTATCTTGTAACCACTGCAATTCTAAACCACGTTCTTCATCAATTACATAATACTTTGGATACTTTGTAATCTCTTCACTCATAACTGCTCCTCAATAATTATCATGCCTTTTTCAAACACACAAGACACACCTTTTACTTTGATATACACAGTTCCATCATCACCTAACCTATGTATTAACTTACCCTTGTGACACAATACTTCTTTTGATTCTATTGGTTCAGATGCGTAATAATACAATCCTATACCAAAGATTAGAAAAAGTATAATCAATGCTACGACATAACTCAAGATTTTACTTACCATAAACTAATTCTCCATTGTCTTTGCTTTTTAGCTACAAGAGTATAATTATACTTGTAACAAAATCTATGTAGAAAGGATAACATTATGTGGACAAAACCAGTTGCAACAGAAATGAGATTTGGCTTCGAAGTAACAATGTACGTAGCTAACAAGTAATTAATAGGGAGGCTCATCGTCTCCCCATTAATCTTTTAAACATACAAGTATTTTTCTTTACCCATTCAACATTAAGTTGAACACATATTAAACCTTCTTGATGAGGTTTTCTTCTTCCACCTAATTTACGACCTGATTTAGGTAACCATTTTAGGTTCTTTTCCTCAACAAACCTTATTGTTTTACCAAGGGGCATCATCACCCTCTAGTGCCGGAGTTGGTTCTTGTTGTCTTTCACGCTTTTCAGATATAGTACCGCTCATAAACTTAGAACCATCTTTTTTAGATTCTCTAATCCATGCGCCTAATTGCTTTTCTGTACCATCTTCTAGCACTAAAGTTCCTGTGTAATCAGGTCGTTTATCGTTACCTTGTTTATCATTCTTAAATAACACGAATGTATTTTTGTTATCATATTCTGCCATA